TAATAGAGTGGGTCCGAAGACCCACCCCAGATAACAAATTAGTCTTCTGCTAATTTTTTAAAGAAAGCTAAGCTCTCATCATTATCTTGTCCAGCTTCTGCAGTAGCCATTTGAGGCTGTGCTGGTGCTGGAGTACTCACCATCTCTTGTTCAACCGTTGCGGTTGGAGTCTGGGAGCCACCATCAAGAGCAAGCACTCTATACAGACGAGTTTTTAAATCATCATAGCTCTTGAATTCACTTGGATCAACTAAGCCTTTTAAAGATACTTCTTTGTTCCAAACTTCTTCCATCTTAGCATCATCATCAAATAAAGGCCCAGGTGAATCAAATTCACTCTTATCATAGTTTCTAAAGCCTTCTAAGTTTCTCATCTTCAAACGAAAGTTAGCACCTTCCCAAAGGTCAAATGGATTAACTGCTGCTTCATCATCAAACTCAGGATGCATCATATCATTTAACTTATCAAAGATCTTCTTACCATATTTGTACTTAAATACTTGACCCTCATTTTGAGGATTGGTAGGATCTTTAACAACATATATGTTAGAGATATAACTAAGACGACGTTTATATTTACGCGCTAGGTCTTTATTAGATTCAACACCACTATTCCATAAAGTAGTATTGTATTCAGATACTGGATCAGTTTGACCCATTGTGGTCAATGACTTTTCAATAAACCATCCACCAGGACCTTGGAACCCATGATCCCATATTCTTACGAAAGGGATATCTTCTCCATTAGGTGCTGGTAAGAAACGAATGATAGCATGACCGTTACCGGACTTGTCTACTTCTGGTTTCCAAAATCCTTCATCACCTCTTGGTGTTGCTGGACTCTGTAACTTAGATACTTCGTTTGTGATTTTATCAACTTGCGATTGACGATTAGATTTCATTTCTGCGAATGACATTTTATTCTCCTATATTACGTTGTATTTTTTATATTACGGTTTATCATTAAACCTATTCCTTAGTATACTCTTATACGGGTCTAGGTCAACACTATTTATAAAGAATGGCTGATATTTTTTTAGCTTCTTATAAAGATCAGGCCAGACTATATCATCTCCAAGTACCTTATTCCAGTACTTGAAAAATTCTGTTAATCGATCAATAATTATAATTGTTTCAGGACTTATTACTTCTCTTATAAACAACACCATTAGTCTAGGATGCTCTCCAGGAGTAACAATTATATTACTATCAAAATTCTCTTGCATCTTTTGAATCTCTTGTTCAAAAATATACTTTCTACTATCTCTTCTTCTTAACCAATCATTGTATATACTTATTGACTTCTCATCACTAACATCACCAGACCAGAAGTTAGGATTAACCATCATATTAGCTACCATAAAATCTACTGGTTGTTTCATCTTAGATAATTTATAAAAGTGATACTTATCTTTACGTGTTTCAAATTTACTTCTATCACCTTTTAGTTTACCATGATACTTAAAGTAATCATAACTATCGTTTTTGAAATGAGTCTTTAATGCTAAGTACTTCTGATATACTTCATAAGGTTCCATCATATAGGCAGCTTTGCTGCTGATGTACCTTTAATCATATGTAATCTTTCTGCATCTGCTTGTATCTTTGCTTTGAGTATTTGACTACCTTTAATTAAAGATGCCACAGTTTCTATTTCTACATTAGCCTGATGAGCGTAATACATACACGCATCAAAATAAGACATGCTCGTCTCCTTAACTATTATTTCTATCTCCGCTACAAACTGAGATGGTGTCTTAATTGCTATGTCTATCATATTATCCTTTTCCATGGAAAGCAGATTAATCTTTTTTTATGCTTTCTATCTTTATCATCATTCCTTTTCTCTACAAAGTCAACTGTTCTTTGAAGATTTTTTACATGCTCTGTAGCTTGGTTTAAATAACTACGGTTTCTGTTAGGATTTCTGACATGTACTTCATGGGCTACGGTATCTTCAGGATGAAAAACTACGTGGTCATATTTATCTCTATCAAGTGATAAAAAGAACTCAGCATCACCATGTCTCATACCAGTAAACTCTATATCATATCCACCACCACTCCAAAATGCTGGTTTAGTTATTAACCACGTATTAGGATGTGATATAAATTTTAGTATCTTTTTAGGATCTACATGATCATAATCTTCAGGATCATCTGGATGGTCAAAAGCTACTTTAAACACATATATGTTTTCTTCTTTTAATGGATTCATTATCATAGCTTGTACCATAGAAGGTTCCATATACACATCTATATCCATTAACATATTCCAATGGGTTTCACTTTCCATCATTAATAAATTACGAGCACCATGACTATTGAAGCCAACGTCTAATGTTATTAAATAACCTTTTATGTTTAATCTATCTTTATATAATTCCAATAAAGATTTGAATACACCACCGTCATTGTATCCATCATTAAGTATTTGTAATGTTATACTTTCTTTAATGTCACTAGGTAGCTTATCAAAAAAATCTAATTGATATTGTAATCTGTCTACTTGGCCATAATATGTTATTGAAAATGTTACCTTATTCATCTTTGAACTGCTTTATATAAGCCCACATTGTTTTCCATTCTTTAGCATACATAGTATCTTGATACTTGTCTCCAAACCAAGGTCCACCATCTGTATAATGTATTGCTTTGGGGTTCTCTAAATGATAGTAGCCATCCATACAATTCCATTCTAAAGGTATCGATCCTATCTCTTCATCTTTCAACCACTTAAAGTGATGAAAGTCTAAACCAGGTTTATGATTATTAAGATACTCAGGTGTCAATATTTTATTAGATGGATGTTCATTATTAAACACCATTAATGAAGCCCAATTCTTTCTGTGGGATCTATGCTGTGCTACTCCATCCATTTTAATTTCTGTATTAGGATTATAACTAGGATGCTGTACCACACTTACAGCTAAGTCTGGATTAATGTATTGTGCAAGATTCATTGGATTACTTTTAAATAAGAAATCACAATCTACAAATATACTATATCCTGTAAATGAACTTAGGTAAGGTACCCAAAATCTTGTAAAGGTAAAGTCGGTAGATTGTGGCTCGCCCCAGTTTCTATTATACTCTGGAATCTTTTGACTTTTTAATTGTACTGGCTTAAGAATAGATAGTAGTTCTATACTATGTTTACATACTCTATAAGCATCATGTTCTCTTTCCTCGTAGCCTATGTATATTCGGGATATTGAGGTATTGTTCAAATTGGACATTTAATTCACCTAACCTATCTAATGATCTTTTTCGCAACTCATAAGGATTCTTATTTAATAGATCCCTCATTTCTAATTTATCTTTTACCATAGCCCATTGAAATGACTTTGATGTTATCTTCTTTGAAGAAAATATTAACATAGGACATCCTACATATCTTGCTACCCACATTGTGGATCCATGATATCCTATAGCTAGTGTACACTTTCTATAAAGATCAATCAACTCTTTTATTGGAGTACTATAATCAGCAAATTTAACTTCCATACCCCATTCTTCTTGAATCTTTTTAGCTAATACATTCCACTTAACTAACCCAACAGGATCTTTCCATAGCTTAGCTTTGCCACCATATTCTTCTAATGTTTGTTTATGGTTTTCTGTTGTATTTAAAACAATATACTTCTTACTATAATCCATATTCTTTTGCTTAGCATACCAAAAGTTATGGAACGGTTCACTGTCATCATAGTTTGTATGATTGAATGATAGCTTAGAGTTATACTTGTGATTAATTTTTACTTGATGAAAAGGAATTGGTTGTGCAATAGATGCTAAGTGCTTAGCTCTTTCATCTAAAGTTTCTGGATCTGTCTTCTTATACTTTGTACCCTTTTTATGGGGCCAATGAAACTTGAGTTCTACGTCACAGCAATTTTTCTGTGCCATAGTATGTGCATAACAAATTGGTGAAACTATATCTCCATAACCAATCTTGCCTTTCCAATCAATTCGTATTAACTTCATACACCAAAACTTTCTCCACATCCACAGCTGCTTGTTGCGCCTGGATTTTTTACAGTTAGATAAGAACCACCTAACTCTTTTTTATAATCAACTACACTTCCTATTATATACATTTCTGCAATTGGGTCAACAAGTAAAATATTTTCTATTGGGTCGCCCCATGATTTATCTACTTCTACTGTATCTGTTGTAGCCCATTTATATTGAAACCCAGCACATCCTCCACCATCTACTGATAGTGTTATAAATTGGTCTTGAGGTTTAACTGTACCTAAGTATTCTTTAGCTGATGGTGTTAGTGTTAACATTAGCCCTCCTTGAGATGAGGAAGATCAGGAGCATGTATCTCCTGTAAAAATTCCTCTTTCACTTCCATTATTTTTTTCTTTTTAAGTTGCATATATTGTTGTTCGTATAGTCCACACCAATTGCATGGTTGTTTGTCTTCAACTTGCCAATTAGTATGTTCTATTTCGCATTCATGTGACCACATTCTAAATCCCCTAAATTTATCTATTTCCTCTGGTGAATAGCTCATATTCCATCTCTAACTTCTCCCATGAGATTATTATTGTTGTATAGATCTATTTATTAAAACTTAGGATCTTCATATTGAGTGGTCCACATCTCTCCAGCGCTAACAATACATGATACACCTTGAGCTGCTTGCTCTACAATAGAGAATGTTTTTGTTTGTGGATTAACATATATTGCTGTTAGCATTCCATAGTTACCCATTGGATCTTTAAGAAGTAATCCAAAGTCAGTAGGTACCTGGCCAAAATTATTATAAACGTATTCTGATACTACTGGTGTATCATTACACATCATAGATTTCTGAACCCAAAATACTGTACCGTATGCTCTCTTTTCAGGTATCTGTAGTATAGGAGGTTCTTCAGCAAGAACCACCATGCTAGTTGCAATTGCACAACTAGCTAAAGTGATTGTTAATAGTAGTATGAATATTAATCTCATAATACTATTTATGCTACTTCTGCAAGTTTAACAGCTTTTTCTAATGCTTTTATTTTAACACTTTTATTTAAGCCATACCAAGCAGAAGTTAATCTTGACTCTTGGTTACGTCCTATAACATGATCAGTCATATATGTAACTGCATTATAAGCATTCCACCAACTACCAGGAGCAAAGTCTGCACCAGGCTGAGTTTCTAGAATGTCTAACGCACCTTGAGCATTTCTAGATAACCCTAAAGCTGCTACGTTAGCATCTGTTAGATTTTTAGGTGCTTCACTCCAATGAGCAGGCTTACCGTATCCAGGAAATACTTCTTTCATATACTCAGCTACAATCTCTTTCTTATAAGATTTAGATCCTAAGAACTTAGCCATCTCTTTATACTTAGCCATCTTCTCTTTAGCAATACCTAAAGTCTCTTTAACCATATCAGCATCAAATGTTGATCTATGGTTTAATCTAACTTTATTATCAGTAGATGTTCCTAAAGATAAGTTAAGTGTATTATTACAAACAACTCTAGTAGGAGTAAATCTAATTTCAACACCTCTACCATATATGTGAGGGTTAGAGAATAGTAAGTAGCTGTCTACTTTATCACCACCAAACAATTCAAAAGACTCTGATACTTTAGCAAGTACCCATACCCATTTACCACCCTGAAGTGATCCTGCAGTATGCATCTCCATAGATCCTTGATCAGTAAACTCTCTAAAGAAGTCAAACGCTTCATGGTTCTGAACTGGATTCCATTTATCTGTAATCATAGTAAGAACTTTGTTGTCGCCTTCTCTTACTAACATTTTATGATCAGACTTAATCTCTTCACCTGTTTCCATCTTACCTACAACTGGAAGTGCATTTACTTTCCAATTTAAGCCAGATGCTTTTAACATCTCATCTACACTTAGATCGTTAGATACTTTAGTACCTAAACCATGCCAAGGTGTTTCGCCCGCGTATGCCATTGATTCTACTTGATGTGCCATTTTATATTCCTTTACTAATATAGTGTGCCTGGTCTAGCAAAGACCATTGTCCCCGAATTAGGACTTAGGTCAACAGTTAATTTAATTATTTTTGCCAGGCCTTGTTGAAGGTAGTCTTGGGAAGACTTCTTTTGTGCTCCCGGACATCTTCTGAGCTGCGTCCCTCTCGCTATATCTCTCAGACTGGACTTCTCTGAAAGATCCACATTACTATTATTAATGTGATTAAGGTTAAATATTTTAGTATCTCTTCTCATATTATTAATATCACATGTATCCGTATCTAGGTCAACAACGAACTTCAATTAAATATCTATTTCTTTTGAATTAACGTCATGACAAGTAGCAGAAGTTGAAAAACTTTTATCACCAAAACTAAATTTAACATCTTCAAATGTTTCTAATCTCTTCTCACATTCTTGCTTATTAGCCATATCAATACTCATTGAACCTGACTCCATTATGTCGTCTGCATTATAAAATGCAAACGCAATTATTAATACCCACACTTCCATTATATTTCAGCCTGTTTAGGGTTACGCATTTCATAACTAGATCTAGTAAGAAGTAATTTTTCTACTAACTCAGTTAAGAATACTAGTCTTTGTTCTAGCTCATTATTCTGAGATTGAACATCTCTTATTTCACTTATTATATCTTCACTATTATACATAATATTTCCTTTCATTTAATATACCTTATTGTACTACCATTTTCATTATCGGGCAACAATTAATTTAATTATTTTTATTGTTGTCTTAGGTTAACTTATAGTGCATATTAAACAATATAGATAGGAGTTTAAAATGATATTAGTAGACCTTAATCAGGTAATGATATCAAACTTAATGGTTCAGTTAGGTAATTCAGCAGGTGAATTAGACGAAAGTTTATTTCGTCATATGATACTTAATAGCTTGAGATCTAATAGAACTAAGTTTACAAATAAGTTTGGTGAATTAGTTATTTGTTGTGATGATAAAAACTTTTGGAGAAAACAAAGGTATCCATACTACAAAGCTAATCGTAAAAAGAATAGAGATCAATCTGGTGTAGATTGGAATACAGTGTTTAACACTTTAAATAAAGTAAGAGAAGAAATAAAAGAATACTTTCCTTACAAAGTAATTAAAATAGATACAGCAGAAGCTGATGATGTAATAGGTACTATAGTTACAAAATACCATACTACAGAACCTATATTAATATTGTCAGGTGATAAAGACTTTATTCAATTACATAAATTTAAAGATGTAAAGCAATATGATCCTGTACATAAAAGATTCTTAAAAGATAAAAGCCCAGAACAATACTTAATAGAACATATAGCAAAAGGTGATAGAGGAGATGGTGTACCTAACTATCTTTCCGCTGATGACACATTTGTTATAGAAGGTGGAAGACAGAAACCTTTACGTGCTAAATATATTGAGGTATTGGGTAATGATATTAACAATATAGAAGAAAATTTTGAGGATGAAGAATTAAAGCGTGGTTGGATGAGAAATAGAATGCTTATTGATCTAAGCTATATACCCCAAGAGATTCAATCCAAGGTGGTAGAATCATTTGACCAACCTACTAACAGTAGAAGTAAGCTGTTTAACTATTTTGTTAAACATAAACTGAAACATTTAATGGAAGATATAAGCGAGTTTTAAATATGGCAACACTAGGATTAGCAGAAGCACTGCAAGGTGCTAGAGACACAAAAAACGTAACACTAAAAGTAGAAGCATTACAAAAGATACCACAAAATACAAAGCAAATACTTTTTGGTGTATTTCAATTAGCATATAGTGATAAAATAAGATGGGTATTACCAGAAACAGATCCTCCTTATAAAGCTCTTGAAGAAAGTTCAGATGCACAAGGACGTCTTATTATGGAGTTAAAGAATATGAGTTACTTTATAGCTAGAGTTGAGAATAATAAAATTAAACCTGTACAGGAAAACATACCTATGATAAAACGAGAGAATTTGTTTATTCAAATACTTTCTTCAATACAACCAGAGGACGCAGAATTATTATTGCAAGTAAAGAATGGGGAAATTAAAGGCGTAAGTAAGTCAGTAGTTGCAAAAGCGTTTCCAGAGTTGGGGTTGCAAGATGCCAACGTATAGTTTTAAGAATACAAAGACAGGTAAGGAGTATGAAGACTTCATGTCGATATCTGAAAGAGAAACTCTCCTTAAAGAGAATCCTGAAATAGAACCTATGCTTACTACAGCAACAATAGTATCAGGTGTAGATGGTTTACGTAAACCAGATGATAGCTTTAGAGATATTCTTCGTAATATAAAGAAGAAACATAAAGGTTCTAATAGACCAGGGTCACCTAATCAAAATACTATGAATAAAAATGCAGACTTTTAAACATAAAGATGGTATAGTACTTCAGGAGTTAAAAACAAAAAACATAGATGGTAAACGTCACTATGTAACTCCTGCAGGTAACTATCCTTCTGTCACATCTATTACATCACAGCTATCAGCAGAAGGTATAAAAGCCTGGCGTGCTAGAGTAGGTGAAAAAGAAGCACAGAAGATTATTACTAAAGCATCTATTAGAGGTACAAGTGTTCATAAACTATGTGAGGACTATGTTAACAATATAGAAGTTAAAGAATCTAATGATGTGTTTGAACAAATTAAAAGTGAGCTTGATAAACATCTTGGTACAATATATGCTGTTGAAGCTCCTCTGTATAGCGACAAACTTAAAGTAGCTGGTAGAGTAGATCTTATTGCTGAATGGAAAGGCAAGTTAAGTATAATAGATTTTAAGACAGCCAAGAAGACTAAAAAAGAAGAATGGATTGAAGCATACTTTATGCAGGAGTCTGCTTATGCAGTTATGTTTGCAGAAAGAATGGGCTGGGACAAACCTTTAGATAAAATAAATATGGATATAGTTACTATTATTGGTGTAGATGGTCAAGACCAGGCTCAGATGTTTGAAAAGAAATCAAAAGATTACTATCCTGAATTTAAAAGACTAAGAGATCAGTTCCAAGGATAAGATTCTAAAACAGGACAGTTAGCTGTCCATTCTTTTTCCTCAGGATACAATTCTACATATGGTTTTGAGCGACCAAAGACATATCTATATGTTTTCTTTGCAGCATAGTCAGCATCCTTCTTAAAAAGATACCCAGTTAACATCATACGCTGTACACCTTGGTTATTATCCCATGGTGTTCCAGTGTGAAATTCGTCCCAATCAAATTGTACTAAACGATTAGGTTTTATCTCACATACATCAGGTTCTATTTTTTCATTTCTCCAGCGTCCATAAAATTCTGTGTTGCCACCCCACTCTGGTTTCCATTCTGGTACACAATAGAATTGAAATCTAATTAAGTCGTCTTTATTGGGTATATGTTTATCTTCAAAAAAATCATAATGTTTAACATGAGAAAAATCTTTTGGCATATTCAACCCACCTACAAAATCATCATATATTATATAATCCGGATAAAGCTCTTTAATTTTAAATAGAAAGTCTTCCACATGACGTAATGGAAATCTGAATATTGGAAAGTAATCGTTTGTTGAACGACCAGCATGTTTCAAAGATCTATTTTGAAACTTAACAGTTGGTGATTTTAATTCTGAAATAAAATCCCATTCACGAGAAGACAAATAGTTATATATTTTATGCACTCTATCCATTGGCATAAAATTATCAATTATTTTCATTAAATTTACCTTTCTTAATCCACCATGCTGAATTTTTTTCTATAACTTTAAACACTACTTGGTCTGTGTTAAATAATTTACACGTACCTAGTTCTTCCCATATAGGAGGTATACCTCTTTTCTTACAATACTTAACCTCGTTTAATCTTGTTACTCTTGCTACCTTATCCATCTGTGGACTACCTTGTGGCGTAGTAACAGCTGTTAACAATACTCTTTTTGCACCTTGGGAGTATGCCCATGCTCTTTGAGGTAAGATTAAATGTTTAACGTATAAGTTGTGTCCCATATATCTATTAAACTTTAAATGATGATAATATTCCGGTAGTGTAGCTGTCCTAAACAATAATCTATAATCACCTTCTTCTATGATACTATCTGCATCACTAGGACGTAATTTTTGACAGCCACTTACAGATGCTATCTCACCATTGACAAATACTAACCAAAATTTTACACTTGGACTTCTTAACTTCATAGCTTTAAGAGATTGGTTTAATGTAAATCCCAACTCTCTACATTTATTACAAAAGATTAATAATTCAGGTTTATATTCCTCAGTGTATTCAACTAATTCAACTTCAGGATTTTGTTCTGTTGAATATTTTGTCAAATGAGGTATAGCCATTTTCAATAATCCTTCTATTTTTATTAGTCAAAGATATATGATCACTCTGAAGTTCTTGAAACAAGACTACCATATCTTGATAGAAGTGAAGTATGTCACCCTCTTCCCAAGATTGTAAATTAATTTGTAGTCTTGAAGTTTGTTTTAATTCTTTTTCTTTGGTTGCCCATTCAACTGTACTAACCATTATTTAATAATCCTTTCAACATAGCTTCCCATTGCATAGCTCTTGTATCCCAACTATAAAAACCATTAACGTATCTTTGTTGCATGTTTAGTCTGTCTTGCATAAATTGCTGATCTACTACTGTAACAGCACTAAGTAACTGTTCAGCAAACCTATTACAATGCTCTACATGACTCTCTGACATAGAGTACATCATGGTCCAATTAGCTGCTGTTTCAGGCAGAGCAGCATATGCACTATGAACACATAGTAATCCTGCTGACATAGCCTCTATGAGCGCTATACATGATGTCTCAGCCCAAATAGACGGGTACGCGAAGATGTGCATCTTCTCTAATTCTTTCTTCATCTGTTCATTTGATACAGAATGGTTATATGTTATGTCTGGATGATTTCTACATCTATCAAATAACTCTATGTAAGGTTTATTTCTTTCTGGCCACCCATAGATATTAAAATCTGAGTATATATGAAGATGTACTTTCTTTTTTAAATCTTGAAATTGGGTTTTAGCCAAGTGTTCAAATACAGGAACAAGAAGTTCTAACCCTCTATGTGGAGTTGTATGGTAAACTATATTGATTACATCATCAGGCTTCTTATGTTCTGCTATAGGCTCAATAGCGTTTTGTAATACCGTACTTTTACTATAGGGTATATTTAAGTAATTTTTAAATTGTTGGAGTTGCCAATGACTAACAAATACTAATTTTTTAAACTTTAAATCTTCTGCTTTAATATTTTTAAGATGTTCAGTCTCTGGATCACCAGCAAGATCATGGTTCCATAATATTGGAATACGATCAGGATCTATATCTCTTACTCGTGATGGTATAATTTGAAATTTACTAAGAAGGTCATCATCTAGCCTTTCGTGTAGAGCAAACTTCATAAGCTCTGTACCACCCATAGCCTTTCTATCAATTTCATTAATTTCTGGTTCAGAAAGATCTTTCTTAGTATCTTTTTTTCTACTGTATTTTTTAGTATCTAATATAGTCAAACTCATAATATATCTCCATAATATTACATTGCTAATCCTGTCGAAGTCATTTCTTCTGTGTAGTCTAATAAGTCAGTATATCCACCTATGTGATGTTTATCATCCCAAATTTGTGGGTATGTATATTGTTTCTTATTAAGTACTTCTACTAATTTTTGTTTAGAAGCATCAGTTTGTTTTACTTCTTTAAACTCAATATTTAATCTTTTCATTTCAGCCTTTGCCATATCACAATAATTACAAAGTGCTCTAGTATATATAGTGTACATTTAAATCCTCTTTTTGTTAACTGCTAAATCAAAACCACAGAAGCACATATCATATGGACACACCATAGCTTTATCTGCCCACTGTATTTCTTCTGGTTTATTTATATTACCTATGCTACTGTGCATATCATATGCCACATGGCATACACCTTTGTAAATATTACCATTGGGAGCAATGTGTATACCTGTTTTACCAGTGTCACATAACCACCCTTTAAAATTATTATTACCCTTATTTAAAGTATCTCTTATCCATCCATGAAACTCCATTGCACCTTTATGTACCTCTGTGTCATCTATAGTTACTTTAACATCATCCATAAACCCATTTGTAATAGAATCTAATCCCATCTTACCTAATGGTAAATTTTTCCACATCTCTTCTTGTTTTTCTGTATAACCAATTTGATATTTCATATTTTCTACATCATTTATTCTTGTTGTTTGTATGTTAATTTTTGAGTTTGATAATCCTGGATAATATAAACAGTCTAAAACATCTATACAATGTTCGAAGTGTTTTGGATCCATCATTAATGCTATACTCATTAACACATGATCTTTTAATTTATAAACTTTATCAAACCATATCTTTCTTTTTATATCCGTATCAATTACATTGGGATGATAACTTGCTGTTATGTTATTAACCCCTAAATCCTCATAGAAGTCAACAGATTTTCCTAGATTAGATATTAAACCTAAACTCCAATTAGGATTGTCTTTAAATTTTCTTGCAACTTTGTGTATATGTGGCCACTGTGTTGGCTCACCACCAGACATCTCAACATAACCTTTACCAAAATGATCAAATAATTTATCTAAAAACTTATCTGTAGTTTCCCAACTATAAGTATCTTTAGATCCACCCCATGTAGTCTCAGGACAGTACCAACATTTAAATGGACAGTAATCATTAACAGTCCACAAAATCATATTATAATTCTCTACTTTAATCTTTTTCATTGACTAACTGACTAAGTTCAGGAAATACTTTTGTAAAATCTGTATGTCTAGCTGTATCTATCTTATGTGTGTAATCTATCAATTTAGGAAAGTGTTTGGATAAATCTTGACTATTCATAAAATCTTTAATTGAATATATGTCATCTATTCTTTTAGATGCTTTTGCTATTCTATGTTGCTCAGCAGTCCTTACATCTATCATTAATCCTCTTGGTATTAAATCATGCACGGATGTTATATCAAAATCTGAAGCTTTACTAATAAACATACTCCTAGATTTTTTCATTTCTGTATACCAGTCATCATATTTTTTAGTTATTTTTTCTTTTATAGATTGTGGAAATACCTTACAGTTCATATGTACTGGTCCATGCACATAGGCAATAGTAAATAAACCAGCACCAGAGGATTTAAACTTACATAATTTTTTAAAGTTTTGTTCTAATAACCAGTTAGCAAAGTCTGGCATATAAAATACATTATAAGCATTTACAGTTGATATAATTCTAGGAATAATATTATCAGCTGAGTCTTCTAAATTTTTAATATTCTGTACTATGTCATTCCACATACCAGGGTATCTAATGTAATCGTTTTTTGCACCCCAACTATCCATAGATATACAAAGATCAATATGCTTAAACTGTTCCCATAGTTTAAATAAATGTGGAGGCATAACAGTACCATTAGTATGGTATCTTATAGTTATATTTTTACTATATCCTTCTGCTATACATCTTTCTAACAATCTGGTATGTTGTTTAAGTAGTAAAGGTTCACCACCAGCTATTATCATATGTTTAACATTAGATAACAATGGTAAAAATTGGTTGTCCCAAAAAGATTGATCTTCAACCCAATTAAAGGGTGACGTATCCCATAGCTTTGGATCTTTACCTTCACCTATACTATGTCCAAAGTTTACCCATTTACTACTGTCCTTTGGTCCGCACATTACACATTGTAAGTTACAGGTATTGCCTAATCTAAAATCAAACGTAATTGGTTTACTATCTAAGTAACCTTCACTATCAGTCTTAGATATTAAATTATCTATGAATTCTTTACCTACAGAAGGCTGAATGGCTGATGGTGTACTAAGCTCCCAAATATGGTTCTCTACCACTCTATGAGAGTTTATACCCGCTTTCTCCTCCGAATAACACTTAACGCAGGCAGCATTTTCTCTACCTGCAAGCATATCTAATCTTGCTTGCTTATAGTGATCACTATTCCATATTTCTTCTAATGTATTTCTATTAAGGTTACCAGCTGTCTTCTTAGCAACACAACACATAAGAGCTTCACCAGTAGTATAAGTTGCTATATGCATCCATGGTTTAATACAAAAGGTCTTACTTCGTTCCATTTAACATTCCATAAAGTTCTGGTAAGCTATCTTTAAATGATTGCTTACGACTCTTATCAAATATTCTAGTCATCTCCCAAAACTCTTTCATGTTGGTTTCCCACTTAGGATTTCTTTTAGACTCCAAATGTGTTAAGTAAGAGTCTATAGAATTTCTTGTTACGCCAGAGTTTTCATATATCCATGACCCTTGCCACTTCTGCAACTTAACAAAAGCCATATCTCTTACATACTCTGGTAAGTTTAATGGATCAAAGTATGTTGGATGTATAACAAATAAGAAATCTACATCTATAACAGACTCACCTGGTCTATAAGGTGGATTTATTTTGGAATGGTTTCTACTAACATCTTGTGCAAACTCTAGTATATTATCTATATCTAAAATATTATAAGATTGTATAGCTGGAGATAGTCCAACTTTAAGGCCTGGCGCTTCTGCTACTTTAATTAAATTCTTTTTTATTGTTGCCCACTTAGAAGGAGCTCGTATATAATCATTAACATTTTCTGTACCGTCTATACTAGCTTGTATCTGTACATGTCTAAACTTACTTGCTAACTCTACAAACCTATCTGTTACATTAGTACAATTAATGTTATACAATAAATCTATCTTACTAGACATATCTTTATCAACCATCTCTTGCATAAACGTATATGTAGATGGTAGTAATGTAGGTTCACCACCTGTAAAGTAAACTTTTTTTAACCCAGGTATAAAATCACTCATCTTCTCCCAAAACTTAGGAGCGTCTACCCAATCCATAGGATATGGTGGACCATTAATATCACCATCCCATTGGCGACCCCACATATCAGCATACATATTATTGGTTTTTAATTGTAGATGTTCTTTTTCTATCTGGCTACTATTATATACATTACACATTCTACATTTAAGATTACATAAGTTACCTAATCTAAGGTCTAAATAATCAGGTGGTGTGTTTAAATAATAGTCATTATCTTTTGTGTACTGAACTCTTTTTTCTATTTCTTTAAGTCCTAGTCTTCCTATCCACTCTCTATTGTGTCTTTGTCTATAACTATCTTTACCTACATCTTCTTGCGTCCAACATTTACTACATGCATCTAATTTTTCACCGTTAACCATAGCCTTTCTAACCTTACGTAAGCTAGGAGCATTCCATGCTTCATCAGGCATAGTGTTAGCAGCAAGTACAGGATTACCTTTCTCATCAGTAATTAATGCTTTCCAAGCTATACAACAGAAGTTATATGTGCCAGGATTATTAACCATGAGATTAGTCCATGGATGTACACAAAATGCTGGGTCTTTATCTATACTCAATTTCTAACTGTACATAATAGATTGTATCTATGTTCTGTACCTCCATTAAATGCTGAATGTGGCTTCATAGTGTTAACATAGTAAGCACTACCATCACCTGGTAAATGATAACACTTATCGTCTATAACAAGCCTGTTACCTTCATTAGTTACTATAGGTACATGAATACGTTTATCTAGATCTTGATGCCATGTAAGACAATGACAAGAATGTATCTTAATGATTCTAACTCTACCTATATCAAATTGTGTTTGAAGATGTTTATAAACATCATAGAAATATGTGTGCTTTGCTTCTTCTATAAAATTGCTGAATTGATCTTCAACAAGCACGGGGTCTCTTTGCATTCTTTCAATACCATTACCTACTGCTTTATATTGCCAATGTAAAGAACCAGCACCTTGATACCATTTACCATCTGGGTGTGCTGCTGCAGAAGGAGCATGTGTCAAGCATAACTGATTAACTCTATCAATATCAGCTTGCTTTAAAATCCAATCTAAAGATTGATTTAGTTTCTCTATATCAAATTTAAAATCTAGCTTTTGTATATCATTGTTTAAGTTTGAAATTTCTCATTCTTTCTAGATCAGGATGAAAACCACTTGGAACTTTTAGTTGTTCCAATGCATAATCAAGAACTTGTTTATCTAATGCTTCTTTTATCTCTTCTTGATAATGTCCACGGTTTACTATTTTTCTAAACCATATAAAGATAAAGTAAACAAAGATCTTTGGGAGTCTAAATTTAAGTTCTCCCATTGAATTTATTAATGGATTAATCATCTATATTGTGTTCCTGCTCTTGTTGCCATTGTAGATCGTTTTGATCTTGTAGGAACTTCTCATTCTTAGGTGAATCCCATTGTCTCTCAATACGCCACTCATCACCGTCTTGAGGTTCTCTTTCAGTAGGTTCACATCCTGCATCATCTATAATCATATCTTCAGGACTGCTATTATCAAAATCTATCTTATCATCATAATAAGGACCTACAGAATTTGTAAACATCCATCTTAACATCTTCTCACAGTGCTGGGGACTGCTATTTATTGCATAAGGTACGCTTTCGAACCTAGTACAATCCCCTTGCCAGCACATTACTATAAACGCGACTTGAAATACGGTCTGCATTTTTAACTCCCAGTGGTGTCGTTAGCTCCTTCTTCTTGTGGATTACGATCACCTGTTTGCGTAGCTAAAATAGTTACTAATAATGGATCTTTTTCTTTACGTAGCCATGTAGCTACATAATTATTTTCCATCTCATCAAAGACCATGTCTGCTACATGGAATCTTATTGTTGTATCAATTAAAGCTGCTAGTTTTAACATTTTTTTATCAACCAGATCCATATTAGTATCTGGGTTACTTACTTCATTTGCCATTTTAAACCTCATAATTATTATAACGAAAGCGGGCAGTCAGAAACTACCCGCAATACTAGTTAAGTATATAGCTCTTTATTTAGCCAGCTACTCCTAGAGCAGCATAACCTGCTGCTACTATTGAACGTCTAGCTGCACCTAGTTTATAGAATGATGCTTTACGTCCTTGTGAGTCAGTTTTTTTATTGTAGTAGATTGCAAAGCCATCTCTACGTAGTTCACTAACTCTTGCTGCAACAGTTGTTTCTGCTACATTGTGTCTTGAGGCAAATTGTTTGCCACTTACTGCTTTACCTGATTTCAAAGTGTTCAGGATTTTAGTTTTTAATCCTATCATAATAATACTCCTCATAGCTATGATAATTTACGTTTATTGTTAAGGCGAGCAATAACTTCTGCCCAATAATTTTTACCCCAACCCTCTTCTGCTAGCTTATACGCATTATGCGCTGCATCTAGCCTTTTTAAAGCATTCATCTCTTCCATAGAATTATCCTCCCACAGATTCGGTGATTGCTTCAATTCTTTCTTGGTCTGATCTAATTTTCTCATCCACAGACTCCTCTAGTTCTTTAAATGACTCAGATGCTCTAATTTTAGCATACAATAAGTTATTCTTTCTAACTTGTTCTACTAGTATGTCATTAGCTTGGCCTACAGGATATTCTATTAAGACGTATGTCCTATAGAAAGATCCTTGAGGTGCTATCTCAACTTCAGATACATTGTATCCAGCTACATTTACTTTAGCTATAACATTCTTTGTTACTTGTTCTATATCAGTTGATAATGTACCAGCACCTTCTCCAGACTCTATCATAAAAGTCTTTATTTGTGCTGACATTTCGCCATTAATTCTATCTGCAAGGGTTCTCTTTGCATTAAGAGTTGATTTATCTATTGATAGTTGCAAGTCAGAACTAATTGCTGTACCAGCACTATAATATGCATTCTCTTTTTGCGGTACCTTTTTCATCCATTGTGGTATACCACCAGCTGTTTTTTTAACCAGCTTTAAACACGGATCAGCTTCTACCCATGTTCCTTTTTTAAGACACTCATTAGCAGCCTTATTATCTTCTATTTTTAGAGACGAACAAGCTCCTAATATACTCACTATACTTAAACATAATATAATATTTTTCATATTTAATGTTGTAACTCTTTAAAAGCTACATCCTTTCTATTTTTAACTTGTAAAGTTTTACTACTCAGCACTTCTAATCTTTCTACTGCCTCTATAATATTTTCATCAAACCTATTAAGATTGGATATAGGTCCTACTTCTAAACCTGATCCAACAAACATATTAATAAATTTCATGTCCTTACAATTCATTATAGGTGTACTATCCATTATTATTACACCTCGGTCAACACTTTTATCACATTTAATAGTAATATAGTGTTCATCTGATTGTGCTGGTTCACTAAACAATATTGTCATAGCCATCAACACTCCAAATATTATTAACATTATTTACTCCTCATTTGTATAGGTACCACTTTCACCTCTTGAATGATTACCCCAGTGATCCCAATAAGGTATACATGCTTTTTTAGTTTCATAATCCATTGGTAAGATTTCACACTCTTCTACATAATTTTTTAAATATCTTACACATCCGTATTCCAAATTTTCTATACTCTTGCCTTCGTAATATAATTGTGTTGGATCCTTATCCACTTTTCTCTTATGTTCAAAACATTGCTCTACAGTTTCAAATTCTAATTCTATAGATCTTTGTGCTCCATTAGTGTAATCAAATATTACTACAAACATGATTACAAATATCTTTATCATTATCGTTCCCTCCCTGGAACAATTATTTAGTTAAAAAACAGCAAACCATGTACCGTCTTTTTGTAAACATTCTTTTCCACCTATAGTCCATACCCGACCATCTCGTACTTCTTCTCTTTTATATTGTCTACATACACCAGGTCTAAGATTTTCCATTCCAAGTTTTGTATGTGCTGCTTCTCTTACAGGACTACACCTAGAATTTCTTTCAGGTCCTGAATAAAATATTGCTAAGAGATTGCAAGCCAAACTACTAGCTACAGGATTACGTTCATATTTTTTTTCTGGTATTTTGTTAAGTACTATGGATTCTTTACATTGTTGCTTAACATTATTAGTAACAACTTGGGGAGCATGTTTTTCTAAGGCTTTTATTTTAGCTTTATCTTTTGCTTTATTACATGCCTCATTCTCACTCATTTCTGGCCCAAAAACGTAAAAATCTTGTGTTTTTGCCCAGTTTTTACCTATTTTTACGTCAAAATTAACTGCACAAATACGTTTTTCTTCTGCATAATGAATAGTCTCTTGATCATAGTTACGTGTCTGCTCTATGTTTCCAGTTGTCTTTACGTGTGTCATATCCATGTATTCACACTCTGACTCCGCAAATGCTGGAGAACAGAGCATCATTGCACATATAATTTTATTTAATTTCAATAGGTTGCCTCTGTTCAGCTAGATCACCAATTGTATGAAACACTTCACCAAGGTATGCTGGGTCCATAATTACACCCATAAGACACATACCTATAATTAACCATAACAATGAATTCATTATATTTCTCCACCCATAAGATGTTCTTGTTCTTGAGATAGAGCATAATTATCTAAATCTTCTATTTGAGATTTAGTCATACTATCAACCATATCACGTGGATCAGCCATAAACTCATTCCACTGTTCTGTAATATAATTCTTATTAATCATCTGCATATTAGTCTTACAGTATGTTACCACATCTTGTAATGAAGTAGCACCTCTCTCAATTGCATCTCCAATAGCTTCGTCGTGTTCCATTAACCAACTTTTCATATGTCCCATTTTATATTCCTCTCTTTTCATATTATTAATATCCCATATAACGAGTCTCAAGTCAACACCTTGTTTCTATTCATAAATAATACTTATAATTTCTGCCACACATGCCAGTTTTTGTTTACCCTGGATGGCAATCATTAGTGATTGTTTAACTCTATAGCCACCAGACTTAATAGGAGTAATACTTAACAACTTAAAATTGCCTCGTAAATAGTCTCCAGATTTAACAGGTTCTTTAAATCTAATTCTCCCAAACCCACGAACAACTACATGAGAAATATTTTTTACTTCATAAGCATTATAACTCATCCAAGGAGCTAAAGCTAAAGTTAGAAAACCATGAGCTATAGTAGAACCAAAAATACTTTTTTGTGCCTTTTCTTCATCTACATGAATCCATTGATAATCTTCTGTAGCTTTAGCAAACTGATTTATTCTTTGTTGGCTAACTTGAATCCAAGGGCTAGTCCCTGTAGATTTACCTACATAAGTTTTAAATTCTTCCATTGTGTATTGAATCATTACGCCCACTCTTTAGATTTATATACACATCCTATATCGTCATACCAAACACCTTCTGTTCTTTTAGGATTACCATCTTCATCATAAGCCATAATCTTACATCTAAACCCTATTTTATTTTCTTGGTTTTCACCATAAAATAAATCTAACCAAACACCACTACGAACATACGCTTCCATATTTTGTACATAAGTATCTACTATTTGGAATCTTCTATTAACTTGGTTATCAAAATTTCTTCTTAATATTTTTTTAAGACGATTACGCTCATCTTTATTATTCTTAATCCATCCTCTAACTTTTTTCAAACTAAGTCCATGATCATCTGGTAATTCTCTAACAGTAGGAGCTACCGTTACATACTTTGGCGGTGCTTTACTTTCTCTTGCTTTAGCCAATAATTCTCTACGTTGTTCTTTTTGCTCTTCTGTTAATTTTCTTTTCTTTTTCATCATATTACACTATGTCCTTCCACAATCAATTTTAAACTTGTAATCATTTTCATTAAGTCCAATGCCTTAGTATAACTAGGCTTATCTATATCATAAAGAAACTTTCTTTGTTGTCCCTTATGTACAAAGTTATAAACAATGTCCTTCATCATTTCTTTCTGTTTATTAATATCTTTTTCATTACAAATTTGATGATACTTTGCATCTGAAACTGGTTTCCATACTTTTTTCATTTCTAATCCTTTCATAATATAGTTTATTATACTATATAAATATATACAAGTCAACAATATAATGGATGTGAATATGGTTTTGAGACAACTTGAATATACAATTTTAGACAAATATAATAAAAGACATAATTTAAAGTTTCACTTGTTTGATTCTACCTTAACTGATAGGTGGATAGAAATGATTAAATATTATACTACAAGACCTGATACTAAGATAAGCTATAATTTTAATAATTACATAAATGCAGATCTTCCAGAAATCACTAAACAATTAAAACAATGTTGTATTGAAATAAATAAAGAATACAACAAACCTATACCTGTGTATGATACAATGGATAATAAAAGATTAAATGAACTTCATGAAAAGTTTGAAACCTGGGGTGAAGATTATACTACAGGTGATGGTATGTACAATACCTCTTTAGAAGCTAAAATGAATAGGTTAAATGAATTAATTCATAGATGTGAAGATTGTATAGATGATACACATCAATACTCATGGCACCCTATGGGACTATTAGTTGATTTATATCCTTTAGGTAGACATGTACCAATAGAAGAACCAGATAGATTAATGCTTGACTCTGACTACAGATGGGGGGATCTTTATTTAGGGTATAATACTTTAGGAAAAGATTGGACTGAAGTTATGTTAAATAATGATCTTGATGTAGTAGAAAGAGGGATGGTGAAAGCGCAGCAAAGATTTGCAGCTGAGGCTTGGGTAAACTTTGGACCTGATATGCAACCACAACATCTTGCAAGAGAATTTCATAACTGGTGGAGAAAGTTACCAAAACATATTCAAAAGAAAGTACCTATAAATGATCTTAATAAATTAAACTTAGGTAGGTTTCAATTAGGTGAACTAATAATAGATGAGGAGTTTTTAAATTATCATAACAATGAAGAAGACTGGAAATCATTTGGGCATCCTATAAAACAACAATGGAATAGAGAAGTATTTTCAACATTTAGAATTGTAGAAAGTATAGAAATAATAGATCTACCAGTAGTCAAATCTTTGAAAAAATTATGAGAGAACATTTAAGAGAACTATTATTAGATAGTGCAGAGCATCAATGGGTACCATCATATCCTCCACCAAAGAATGTATGGAATAGTGATTGGCCATATGCACCTGTGTTTATGGACTTTGATTATCCAACAGTATTAGAAGAATTAAAACGTATAGATAAATTCTTTGTACCACATAGAGAGAATGATAAGGTTAGTGGATACGGACACGAAGGCTGGTCTGCATTAACATTACATGGAATAGATTATGATAAGACAGAAGGGTATGAAAGATACGGTTTTAACTCTGATGAAGAGGCTAATTATAAATGGACAAGACCAAGTCACTTAGCTCCTAACATAACTGGTCTTGTAAAGAAGATGCCATTTAATCATTATCATAGAGTAAGAATAATGAGGTTGGCTCCAGGTGGTCACATTATGCCACATACAGATGGACCTGGTAGAATATTTGGACCACTTAACTTTCCACTAACTAATCCAGAAGGTTGTAAGTTTGCATTTGAAGAAGATGGTATAGTACCGTTTGGTATAGGCAAAGGGTTTATGTTAGACTTAGGAAGAAGACATTTTGTATTAAACGATAGTGATGAATATAGGTACCATCTTATAGTACATGGAATATATTCTGTAGAGATAGGACGTTTGTTATATCGCTCACTAGAAAAACTAATGATGAGTACAGCAAACTAATGCATGTGCTAATTTTAGTTACTGATATAGAACTTTGCCTTAATATCCTCAATAATGATTTTCGGGGCCCCGAAGGAAGCAGTGTAATTGATAAACAACTTAATGATAAAATGGTTAAATTTACACGATCTAAATTTCCAATAACTAATATATTTAGTACTCGAGTAGGAGAAGGTGGTCCTAAAGTTACATTTAATATAGATCGTTGTTATGATATAGATAATGGATTAGAATTATATGGTAACGATAACGATCATATATTATTTGTTAGTGGCGGGGTGGATATTAAAGGTTTAGAAAGCTTAGGATCTATATGTGATAGCATAATAAAAAACCCTGATGCATTAGCTATTGGTAATATTCATTACAGTAAACGAAGATGGTTCAGAATTAGACAAAGCCTTGTTTATATTAATATAGGTAACTGGAAGAAAGCAAATCAACCTTGGTTTGGATCATGGGAAAATTATACATATATATCTGAAAACCATAATTCACAACTACCAATTCATGAGAAGATTTTAGATGATCTTGCAATGTTTACAATAGATAGAAATTTACCAGTGGTACAGCATGTATATGATAAAGAAGTTGTAATGCATATCTATAATACTGGTGAAAGAGAAAACATTAAGATGACAGTGAGAAGAGCCCCAGGATGGAACTTTATTGATGTTGCATATAAAAACAATTTAGAAATAGGTTCATGGCCATTTAATGTAACTAAAAAATGGCCATGGTTATTTAATGAAGAGACAGGCAAATTTAATGATAATAGCTGAAGGTGATAATAAGCTAGTTAATGATATCAACTTAGCTGTATGCATTTTTACTCCTGCGTTATGTAGGAATGAAGAGCTGGGTGACTATATGAATCAGTACACTAAGTTTTATGCTAATAGATTTATATGGATATCAGATAAGATTGACATTCATATTGTTAATGATATAGATGATGGGTTAGATAAGTTTAGAGATACCTATGATCATATATTGTTTATGGCTGGTGGTTGTAGAATATATGATAGTAGTATAATAGTAGATGTGGCTAATGTGATAAGAAAAGAACCAGAGTACCTTGCAGCAGCTCATATATTAGATTGGAAAGAGAAGTGGTATGAGCTCCATCATCAGTTTGTTTTAATTAATGTAGGCAATTGGAAGAAGGCAGAAGAACCTTATTTTGGATCGTGGGATAAGATAACCTGGGACGGTGGTGATGATTATAATGAGACTAATATAGATATGGATCCTACAGGAGGATTATTTCTAAGTTATACGAGTCGAAGTTTCTGGCAAGAAAGAACATTACCTGTAGTAGAAAGATCAAAAGAAAACTTCCATGATGACTATACACCACTATGGATTAAGAATACAGGTGAGACATTTACAAGGTATACTATTGCTCAAGCAAATGCAGGTACAGGAGAGTTCTATAGTCTTTGTCCTGGATGGATGTTTATAGTACAAGCATACAAACATAATATGTCTATACATAACTGGGACAAGAAGATAAGAAGTAAGCGTACGTATTACTATCC